CCCTGTCCCTGTCCCTGTCCCTGTCCCTGTCCCTGTCCCTGTCCCTGTCCCTGTCCCTGTCTCTAGTATTACCCGATCCGTGAGATCCAGAATTACCCGTTCCATTACACGGTTCTGACATATTAGGTTCACATCTAGAACCAATCCTATTCCATCCACATGTAAATTGTAAATTATCATATCCATCCATATAAGAAGAATCACACACATCCATATCATTAGTATCAAAACAATGCCCGAGTTCCCTCAATTCACCGCAATTAACACTTGATGCATTTGTAAATAATTCTAAATTATTTCTTTTAACCATTTTTATATATATATATATATATATATATATTAAAGAAATACTAAATTTATTTATATATATATTTCCACCTCTACTCTCGTGATCGGCTAATTGAACGACTTATTGAACGACTTTATGTAGATAATTCTCAACTTGAAGGTGATTTGCTAAATAAATATTTTGAATGCCAATAAACAAATGATATACCACCCACTACGATAACAATTATTTCCACTCTCTTGTTATTATTATTGTTATTATTCATTTATATTTTTTATTTACGCAACCAATATATACCTTGTAAATAACTATCCGACAAGTCATCTTTTTTTTTAGAAATATTGTATAATTCAATAAATTTTTCATTTTCTTCTTTAATCATAATTTCACAATATCTTACTGCTAAAAATTTATTTCGTTTATATGATTCTTTATATTTACATTCAATAGTTGGACCCGTGTACACTTTTAATTTATTTCGGGCATTAATCATTTCTAAATTACTAATAGTTGAATTAATATCACATACACCATTTACTAAAAAATAACTATAAACTAACATTTGAATTGATTTCATTGTTGGATTTTTTAACGATGGTTGATTTTCAACAATAACTTCTTTACATTTTAAAAAATCCGGATATTCTTTTAATTTTTCAACCATATTTTTCCCTACATTTAATATTGAATTTTGTGTTCTAATTTTTTTTAATTTTTTCTTTTCTGGTGGTTTATATTGTTTTAATTTTGAATGACCAGTACATAATTTAACTTGTTTATCATCATCAAACCATGTAGTTATAAATGTTGCTGATTTATCACATAAATATCCTTTAGTATTTGTATGTTGACAAATACAATCACAAGATATATTAATTATACCCCAGTCTTCAATTTCTTCATTTTCATTGAGTTGGCAAAAAGCTAAATTCTTTATACCAATATCAAAAGATAAAATACTCATATTTATAATATTAACGATTATTATTCTTAAATAATTAAATTAAAAATTAAATCCACTTGGAACATTGGAAGATAACGGTGGGTTCATAGCGGATTGTTTTTGTTCATACGCTTGACTTGGATTTAATGGTGGATCATTTACTGGTGTGGTTAAATTTGAAATAGATGTTTCTTGATTCGTTTGTTTAACTGGCGGCACCACAGTATCACCTGGTATATTTTTTACAATACTTGAAACACTACTAAATACATATGAAATTTTAATAATATATATTACTAATGGAGAAAATAATACAATCCAAGCTAAATTTTCATGATTATATGTACAAAGACCATAAAGTAATATACCTAATAAAACAATAAACGATATTTCATACCACATATGCATAGTTAAAATATTATTAACTTTATTATTGTTGAATTTCTGGGAAATATTATAATTATTATATAATGTTACCCCAGCAATAATAGCATATACCATATATACAACTAATGGTGAACATTTATCGGTCTTCAATAGAGAATTACCAGAACTTCCAATTTCTTTATCCATTTATATTATGGTATATATATTAATTTTCATTTTTTATTTAATAAAAAAATACCAAATTTTTTGCCTATTTTCTACGACCACCTTTTTTCTTGGTTTTTTTTTTCTTACCTCCCGTAATGCGTGCTGATAAAGGACCAACACTTATACCGCGTTTTTTACTTTTACTTTTACTTTTTCTTTTTTCATCCGATTGTGACCCGACTTTAACACCGGTTCTACCAATTAAATGATCCGCACCAACTTCAATTCCACTTAAACTAGCAGAAGCATCTACATTTAAAAGTTTTTTATTACCCATACTTGCTTTTAATCCTGCTTTAGTTAACGATCCATCTGCTTTGAATATTTTTTCATTTCCAATACTTGCGTTTAATCCTGCTTTAGTTAACGATCCATCTGCTTTGAAAATTCTTTTATTACCAATACTTGCTTTTAATCCTTCTTTAGTTAACGATCCATCTGCTTTGAAAAATTTTTCATGACCGATTCCGGTCCTTAATCCTTTACTATCAACAGATGCTGATAGTAAATCTAGAGCATTTACACCAATACCATCAACACCTACATTAGTATTAAAATTGTGCTTTTCTGTTCCAACTCTCCCTTTCAATCCTTTCGTATTTAAAGATGACGATGCTAAATTTAAAGCATTTACATTTACACCATCAACACCTACATTAGCTTGAATATTGTGTTTTTTTGTTCCTACTCTAAGCCCACTATTTTTACCTAATTTGGCTTCAGCAATACCGATGTCAATACCAATTCCACCCTTTTTCACGGTTTTTTTCGCACCAAATACTCCTTTTTCAGTTTTGTATCCAGCTTTAACTAACCGACGTTCTTTTTTAGCGGTCCTGTGTTTTTTTGCCGATACAATTCTACCGTGTTTATTTTTCATTAATTCTTTTTTCTTTAAACCACCAGATGTCATCATCGCATTACCGTGCCATACTTCTGCTCTAGATCCAACTCGTTTAATATCCATTATATTATAATAGATATTTTTATTTGGACGTAATCGTTAAATAATTTGATTTAATATATTTATTAATATTTATAATAAATAAAACAATAATGTGTTTTGGTAAATACAAAAAGAAAAATATAAGAAATAGGTATAAACCAAACAAAATTGTTCCTCTTATAGAAAATAAATCTAATAAGGATAAGATTGAAAGGGTAAATAACCATAATATTAAAGAAGAACATTCAATCGCATCAAATCAAAGGAAAGAATTTCATGAAAAATTTATTAGAGAAATAATCACTTGTGGTTTTTGTTTACAAAAATTTGATCTTGGATCAAATGAATTGCAAATTAGTTGTGGTGGGTGTGATAAATTCTTTCATTGTCATATAGGTGGTAAATGTCAGGGTGAAGGTTGTTCAATTGAAATGCCGAATGGTTCAACTGAACAAATTAGTTATTGTTTAAATTGCTGTGATTCTTATACAGCCAAAAATGGTTTCTGTATATGTAATAAATGTTCTAAAAAATAACTTAATTATTAATAAAATAACTTAATTATTAATAAAATAATTAATACCACTATAATTAACTATAATTTGTTTTAACTTACAAAATATTTTTTTCAATTCATCGCATAAAATCATATATTTTTTTTTTTGAAGATAATTATAAACTAGCATAATATTTTGAATATATTTTTTTAATATTACTACATTTTCCAATTTATTTTTATCTATTTTATTATTTTTATATATTTCAATTATTTCAGATTTATCTTCAAATAGATCATTTTTAAATATATTCAAAATATTAATTTGTTTTATGTGGACATTATTTTCTAAAAATAATTCTCTCTCAATTTTAGTTATTTTATTAATAAAATCTATTGCATTATATTCTTCTCTTAAAACCCACAAAAGTTTATTAAATGGTTCTAGAGTTTTTTTATTATTACTTGAATCAATGACATTCCTATTAGAGTTAATCATATTTGAATATAATGAATTTGTATTGTATTTATTATTCAACAAACTTAAAATATTGTAATTATTATTTATATTTGTTCTTGAACCGTATATTTCAGGTAATTCTCCTCTCATTATTTCATTATAGTCGATATTATAAAAAATAATATTACCTTTTGTATCATGACCCCTTCTACCAGCACGACCACTCATTTGTAAATAATCGTCTTTTGTAAATACACTGTTATTCATACCAGCAATACAAGATGTTAATACTGGACAATCGATTCCTAGACATAATGTTCTATCAGATATAACTATACCAATCTCTTTATTTGATAATAATTTTTGAACTATCCAATTATATTCATTGGGCATACCATCAATATAAATACCAATACCTCGTTTGAGTAATTGAAGTAATGGGTGTTCGTATTCTAACTTAATACCGAGTGAATTCTGAATATTTCTTCTAATACCTCTAATAGTATGATCGCTCATAGGTTCTTTATGAGTAAAACAATAATCTGGGTGTTTTTTAAATACATTCTGTGAACAAAAATCTGGATTTAGTATAAATGAATCATATTCTCTTCTTAAATTTTTATATGGTTTTTCATTATTTGAATTTCCATATTTTTTAATTAATTTATCTAATAATTGTTCATAATATTCTTGAACAGCCAATATATATGTAAATTTTTCTGTTTCAGTAAATTGTTCAGTTTTACTTTCTATATCTGCGATTGGATCTTTACTTGATTTATTTATTTTAATTTTTGATTTAAATAAATCTAATTTTTCTATATAATTTTTATATAATTCATTTTTTTTATTTAAAATATCATAATGATATGGATAATTATATTTTTCGGATTCAATTAATTTAGTATGAATTGTATTAAATAAATCAATACAATTAGTTAATTCTGTATTAAATATTAACATGGGAAACATTTTTTTATCTTTAGCTGTTTTAATAAAATCAATTATACCATTGTTATTATTTTCTGGTTTATATTCAATTTTAAAATTTTTTAAAATATTATTTACATTATTAGAATATTTATCATTTAATGATATTAGTTCTTCTTTTAAAAATATTTCATATTCTTTTGATTGATCTAATGTTAATATTTTACTATTATTAATTTTAGAGAAATAACTATCTGGCGACATTTTACTTATTTTATCAAATAATTCATCATCTTCATCACCTAATTCATCAAATTCTTCTTCAATATTCTCCCATAATACAGCTAAATCTTTAGGAGAAAATGGTAAATTATATTCTAATAATTTATTACTAATATCTTCCATATTAATACACGATAGTGGATGTAATTCTACTAAATTATTATTTTTCCATACCCACCTTTGTTGATTAATAAACCTATTTTTATATTCAACTAATTCAATATTTTTATCTGGATTAATACTTTTAAAAATATTGAATAGTCTATCAATATTTTTAATTGTTGCTGATAAAGCTATGAATGGACAATTTACTAATTTAATTAGATTCTCGTATATATTACCATCATCTTCTTTATTTAATCCATGGATCTCATCAAATACTGCATAATCAAAATTAATATTCATTTTATACAACATCTTCTCAAATAATTTAGGTGTTCCTAAAAAAATATTTGTTTTATCTGAAAATGAATTATATTCTAAATTATCAACTAAATAATGAACTTTATAACCCATTTTAATAAAATGTGCCCCGACTTGATATACAACTGGATCTGCTGGACAAATATATGCGATAACATTGTGGATTACCGCAGCACCCATACCAATAAAAGACTTCCCTGAAGATGTTGGAGCTCTAACTAACACAGATTTACCATTTTTAATATGTTTGAATGTTTTCAATTGCCAATCTTCTAAACGATGTTCTTTCTTTTTCCATATATTTAATGGTGGTAACATATGACCCATTGATTTTAATATATACAATTTTAAATCATAATCATTTAATTTTTTAGATATTTTTTCTATAATTTGTTTATTTTTAATATTTAATGTCTCTATATCTATTAATTCAAAATATAATCCCATTATATTTTCCATATTTTTTTTCCGTAATTTGTTATTATTCCATAATTTTTCTAATAATTGACATTTATAATTTATAATACCATTTTCACTTTTAATATTTTTTAAATTATTATATATATCTTTTATAATTAAATTATTCATATAATATTTAATTTTATTCTCATCTTCATTTTCTAATTTAATTTTCTTTTTTTTTTCTTGATCAATTCTAATTTTATCTGCTTTTTTAATTATTTTTTTATTTTTTTGTTTTGTATGAATACATTTTTCAATTTCAATATTATCATCTTTAATTGAATCTTCAATTATATGTTTTACATTCGCATTTAAATTTTCACCTAAATCTCTAATAAATACATTAAAATCATTATTATTTATATTTTGCCAAACTAAGTTTGCCATTATTATTTTATTTTATTACTATATAATAGTGTATTTATGTTTTTAAGTAAATTTTATCTTGAACGACAACCTGTATCATATGTTTTAATTGGTCCTTGTTCTACAATATTTATACCTCTATTATTATTATTCCCCTTTGCTGCTTGACAAGCACCAACATTTACAGCTCCAAGTGATCTACCATTCCCGCCAGGTGTTACAGAACATCTAGATATTGGATCACCATTTTTCACACACAATTCCAACGAATCATACGCGGTTCTTCCTAGACCTGGATCTGGCCATAATGATTGTCTCTCTCTAGGATAATCGGTTGAACATTGATCAATTGACCAATTTAACATTTCTCGTTGCGCAACTCCTCCTCTGGCTGTGCTAGCATATGGTGTATCGCTAACACGCATATCACTACATTTTTTACATCTTCTAACTTGTTTATTGATCCCCGATACATGTTCGCAAAATAATGCTTCTTTTGGTATTATTGGTTCCCCATCACCCCCTTCTTTTTTAAATCCAATTGCATCACCCCAACCAATAAATCCTTCTTCTTCGACTCCACTTTTAAAATCAGCATATTTACTATATATATCCCAACATATCTGTCCTTCTTCGCACAGTGTTTCTTTACCTACTCCTTCTGAATCTATCAATTGATCTACAGCTGGTTTCGGTATAGCAATAATAGATGTTTGGTGTATAGGTTTAAGACTTATAAGTGATTCCTTATCTAAACAATATTTAGATAAATATGCTTCTGCTTTCTCTCGGTCATTTCTACTTATACATTTCCTTAAATCCCATCCTGTTTCACAAGTCCCTTCATCTTCATTGCGTCTATCAGGTGAACTTAATTTCGTAACATTAACACCACCACATTTTGGTTCATCAGTATCATTATATATTTGTTCCCAAAAAGCTTCTGTTCTAAATGTTCTACCTGGTCTTCCAGCTCTCTGATTCCAACTTATCCCTTGTTCATATGATTCATAATTTATTGTTACATTTTTACCATATACTATAGTATCTCCCACATTATCTGTTGATATATCACCACTTTTACAACAACCCCACCCATTTGTTGCATCCCACCATCTACCATTCCTATTCTTATTATCATATACAGAACATATACCTCCTTCTGGAACACAACTTGATTCTGGTCTGCCTAAAGAAATTTCACAATTATCACCAGAAAAACCATTGGATATATCACATACACATTCACCTGTATTATCATCACAATATCCCCGGCGACCACCACTTTCTCCATCAATTCCACCTAACCCATTTTGACCACAATCTTTATTTTTACATTTATTTGGTATTTGACATATAGGTATTAATCCATTTTCATTTGGTGTTTTGCCCATACACTGATTCAATGTATCATTATTTTTAGCAAGCCTACAAGGAATAATAAAATTATTTTTCATTGTATCCCATTCAGTTTTATATTCTCTTACTCCATCTACTCCTTCTTCAAATATTCTATTCTTATGGTAAATACCAATTTGGGTACTACCAATACTATATTTTTCACCAAAACTCTCACACTTATCTGCTGTTATTTCAGAACAATTTTCCACTACTTCTAGTCCAACTTCACAATCAATTGGTTGACACATATGTTCATTTATAGTTTCTTCAGTTGGATCATTGACTGGATCTTCATTACATATATTATCATCATTATTAAGAGTTTTTTGAATTAATTGACCATTATTTAAATTTATATTTTCGTGTTCCCCACCATTACTATTACAATTAACTAAATATGAATATTTATTTATTCCTGAATATTTTACAATTTCTTCATTATCTTCTCCTTCATTTAATATTATTTCTCCACATTTATTACCATCTTTTATGAATTCTTCATTAACAAAATCATTTGAGCAACTCGTTTTGGTAAAATCTAAACTACTAATAGTGTCATCATCCAATACCCGAATATATCTTTCACATTGTGGTAAATTACATTTATTATATAACATATCTGTTCCATTATTAGATTCCATACAAATACCAATATTACTATTATCATCTGATGGTTTCCATCTACATCTCTGTGAATTAATATTAATATTAGTTTCATTCATATTATTTTCGAAATAGTAACTATTATTACAATTATCTTCTTTATCAATTCCATTACAACTTGGGACCCATTCGGTTGAACTATTTAATACACAATTATTAATGTGTGATTCACAACCTGTCTTTACACATTCGTGATAAGTCGAAAATTCGCCATTTTTATCAGGATAACATTCTGCTTTATCATTGGTTGATGCGTCTGTTCTTATTCTTCCACAACTCCAATTACACTCATCACTTAATTCCAATATTTCTTCATCAGATAACCAATTTGTTCCACTGGCATTTGTTCCACTGGCATTTGTTCCACTGGCATTTGTTCCACTGGCATTTGTTCCACTGGCATTTGTTCCACTGGTATTTGTTCCACTGGCATTTGTTCCAC